AAAAGATTTTGAAGCTTTTTTATCAGAAAAACGCAGAAAGGGAGAAGAAAATGCAAAAAGCACTTAAAAGAATTGTCGGCATTATAAAGCCAGTACAGCAGCTTCTGGATGAAGAAGGAATCTTATTTGTGAGAGCTGAAAAGTTTGAAAGGGGGAAAAAACGCATTGCAGTAAGGCTTACCACTGAATGCTTTAAAAGCCTTTTCGGTGAAGACGAAATTAGCATAATTCCATATTTGGAAGACGCTTTTTACAGCTACTGTAAGCTCTTTGCCTATGTAGAAAATACAGAATACTTCTGTATCGAAAAATCAAGTAAATAAAAAACCTGCCACTTGGCAGGAAAAAATGAGGCGAATCAGTAATATTTCAACGGCTATATTATATCTCAAAACCACAGTTATTTCAAGCATTTTTTTAAAAAAGAAAGGAAAAATCTATGACTTTGTACGAAATTGACGCAAAAATTGTAGAAGCTTACGAAAAAGCAATCGACCCCGAAACAGGAGAAATTGTAAACGAAGAAGCTTTCGCACAACTCGATGAACTCCAAATGGCAAAAGACGCAAAATTTGAAGGCGTTGCTCTTTGGACAAAAGACCTCAATGCCGAGGCAGAGGCTTTGGAAAACGAAATTGAAGTCCTCCAAAAAAGGCTAAAATCCAACAGAAGGCAAATCGAAAGCCTTAAAAACTATCTTGCCTATGGGCTTAACGGGCAAAAGTTTAAAACCCCAAAATGCTCCATCAGCTATCGTAAGACAACATCTGTTAATGTTACGCTGGATGCCGACCAGCTACCAGACGCATACAGGAGAGCAACCTATACCGCAAACAAAACGGCGATTAAAGAGGCTCTTCAAAATGGCACAGCGTTAGACTTTGCAACGCTGGAAACAAAACAAAGCTTGGTGATTAAGTAATAATCATAAAAAAAAGGCTGCAAAGCAGCCCCAAATTCTTAATGGTGAGTAACCAACTTGTAAGTCATCGCTATTTTAACACAAAATGCGATGGCTTGCAAGAGAAAAGGAGAAAAAAATGCAAATATCAAAAGGCACTCAAAAAAAACCTGTGCGTTGCGTCATTTATGGACCAGAGGGCATAGGCAAAAGCACTCTTGCCTCGAAAGCTCCTAATCCCTTATTCTTGGATATAGAAAGCGGAACAGGGAGCTTGGATATAGCAAGAATTAGCGATTTTTCAAATTGGGAAGAGCTTTTATCAAGCCTTGCCGACCTTGCGAAAAATCCGCAAGGCTTTAAAACCATAGTCATTGATACGGCTGATAGAGCTGAACAGCTTTGTATAGACTATGTTTGCACTAAGCAAGGCAAAAAGGGAATCGAAGATTTTGGGTATGGCAAGGGCTATACCTACGCGCAAGAAGAATTTGCGAAAATGCTAACATTATGCGACAAGATATTATGCACAGGAGCGAATGTTATCGTTATAGCTCACGCAAAAATGCGAAAGTTTGAGCAACCAGACGAAATGGGAGCTTATGACCGCTGGGAGCTTAAATTAAGTAAAACTGTTGCTCCAATAGTAAAAGAATGGTGTGATATGCTGCTATTTTTGAACTATAAAACGGTACTTGTTACCGATGATAGCGGAAAAAATAAAGCCACAGGCGGAAAGCGTGTTATGTATGCAACTCATCATCCTTGCTGGGACGCTAAAAACCGCTTCAACCTTCCTGATGTAATGGATATGGATTTTGCAAATATAAGCAAGTGTTTTTTAGAAAATAGCACAAATTCCTTGCAAAATGCAAGCAAAATGCAAGTTGTAGATGGCAAAGTTAAGCCTGAAACAATAGCAAAGCTTACGAATATGCTAAAAGGTGATGGATTTACAGTAAAAGATTTTACAAATTTTGTAGAAATTAAAGGGAAATATCCAAAAGATACTGCTCTTTCTGACTACTCAGAAGCTTTTGTGCAAGGCTGGGCTTTTAAGTACTATGAAAAAGTTATAGACGCTCTTATAGCGATAAAAGAAAAGGAGAATACAAATGGCTAACTATACCAAAGAAAATGACAGAGAACTTAGCTGGGACGATGAAATAAGCGGAGAGGCTCTTGTGCTTCTCGATGAGGGAGATTATGAATTTACCGTAACCAATATGGAAAGAACTCGTTTTAACGGTACGGCAAAAACTCGTGCTTGCTTTATGGCAAAACTCACTCTCAAAGTTGTTACAGAGGATGGAAATGCTCTTGTGAACTCTAACTTGCTACTTCTCGCAAGCCAAGAATGGAAATTGGCTGCCTTCTTCCGCTCCATAGGTCAGAAAAAACCAGGCGAAGCTTTAAAGCCAAACTGGGACGCAGTAAAAGGCAGCATTGGAAGAGCGCATATTAAACAAAGATCCTATACTGGAAACGATGGCAAAGAACGCAAGGTAAACGATGTAGATAGCTTTTTACCTCCATTAAAAAAAGCCCCTACTAATGTTCCTACTCCTGAACAAAATCAAGCACCAAAACAAGAAGCTCCTGTAAACGGGTTTGAACAAGTTTTTGAAGACATCCCATTCTAAAAAAATAAGAAAGGCAGGCTATAAAATGGATAACAACATTTTAGAAGCTCTGCGCTATATATCACCTTCTGACTGCTCATACGCTGAGTGGTCAATGGTGGGTATGGCGTTAAAAGAAGAAGGTTTTTCTTGCTCTGATTGGGATAATTGGAGCAGAAATGACAATAGATACCACGAAGGCGAGTGCGAAAAAAAGTGGGCAAGCTTTAATGGAAATTCAAACCCTGTAAAGGGTGGAAGCATTATAGAGCTTGCAAAACGCTTCGGCTATTTGCCGCCCAAGAAAGAAGATAAAGAGCTTTCTTGGGATAGCGTTATAAATGGCGATGATGATAAACAAAATGAAAACATTTTTAATCCCATTGACCAAGTAAAACGCTATATAAATGCTCTATTCCAGCCACACGATACCGTAAATTGGCTTTTTAGCTGTTTTCAAGATGAAGACGGACGCTTTAAGCCTTCTGGTTATGGGGCATTTATGGAAGCAAGAGAAATTCTCGACAATCTCAACAAATACCAAGATATAAATTTGGCTCTGGGAGACTATAACCACGCAGCAGGCGGATGGGTTCGATTTAACCCTATGGACGGCAATGGGGTTAAAAATGAAAATGTAGCGTCTTTTAGATATGCTCTTGTAGAGTCCGACAGTATGGATATAAGAGACCAAGACGCTTTATACAGAAAATTACAGCTCCCTATTGCTATTATGGTGCATTCCGGTGGTAAAAGCCTGCACGCAATCGTAAAAATCAATGCAAAAGATAGAGATCAATACAGACAAAGAGTTGAAAAGCTTTACAAAGTACTGCAAGAAAATAATGTTGCTTTAGATACGCAAAACAAGAATCCTTCGAGGCTATCACGGCTTCCAGGGCTTATGCGTGGTGATAAAAAGCAATATATAGTGGCGGAAAATATAGGGGCTAAAAGCTGGGACGAATGGTTGGAAATCATAGAAGACCCAAACCCCTTGCCTGATATTATAACTTTTGATGCCTTTTTAAGCAATAGACCTAAAAGACCCCCTGAAATCATCGAAAAAGTGTTAAGAAAAGGTCATAAAATGCTAATTTCTGGAGATAGTAAAGCTGGCAAAAGCTTTCTGCTTGTTCAGCTTGCAGTGTCTTTTGCAGAAGGCATTGCTTGGATGGGACACGCTTGCAAGCAATTAAAGGTCTTATATGTCAATTTGGAAATTGACCCTGATAGTTTCCACCAAAGGATTTTTGATGTTTACGAGGAACTTAATATCGATATAGCAAAAAGCAATGTTTGCAATATAGGTGTTTGGGATTTGAGAGGTAAGGCTAAACCATTAGACAAACTTGTTCCAGAGCTTATAAAAAGAATTGCAAATGAAAATTATGGTGTGGTTATTTTTGATCCTATCTATAAAATCTTAACAGGTGATGAAAACTCTGCGTCTGATATGGCTTTTTTTTGCAACCAGTTTGATGTAGTGTGTGACAGTTTAGGTTGTGCAACAATTTATTGTCATCACCACAGCAAGGGCTATCAAGCAGCCAAGAAAGCTATTGATAGGTCTTCTGGAAGTGGTGTTTTTGCAAGAGACCCAGACGCAGTTTTAGATATTATCGCTTTAAGCAAAAATCAAAGTGCTCCTTACAAAACAGCTTCGCTGGGTCCTAATGCTTGTGCTTTTAGAATGACAGGAAGTCTTAGAGAGTTCCCCCCATTAGAACCAATTTCCTTTTGGTTTAACCATCCTTTGCACATTATTGACGA